GTTTAGGAATGCCTCCTGCGGGGCCTGAAAGCCACCGGCAAGCTGTGCATAGTTAACCGGCTGAACCATTAGAAAAGCCCCTTAGCAACGCCGCCAAATGTCCCTAGAATATCGCCAAACATCTGGCCTTGAGCAAGCGAAGCACCAGCACGTTGCGCGCCAACATTCTGAAGGTTCTGGCCTATGTTCTGCGCAGTTTGCATTCCAGCAGAGCCGACGCCAGCAGCGGAAGTCTGGCCCACCTGAGTCAAACCACCAAGGCGCTCATATTGCTGCGAAAGAAATTGATTGAGAAGGCTGGGGCGAAACTGAGCCAATGCGCCCTGGACATTGCCCCCGCGCAATCCACCTGTTGCTGAAGCCTGTTGCAGCATGGCCTCTTCGCCCTGTCGAGCCAGTGCCTGAAAGATTGGGCTTTGCTCTTGCTGTGCAACATAAGCAGCCTGAGCTTCAGCGCCCGACAGTCCAAGCGCAGCCATCTGCTGTTGCAGTGCAGGCGTACCGGCAGCAACATAAGGCTCAAGCAATCGGCGCGTTTCTTCGCGTGCCGCACGCTGTTCTGCGATGGCCGCCATTTCGGACTCTACCTGCTGCTGGCCAGCCTTCTTGGCAGCTTTACCCTTAAGGACAGCGCCACCAACGCTAACAGCCGCACCTATGCCGGTAACTGGATCAGGCATCAGACATTTCCTTCATATAATCTTCCAGGCTTTCGCCATATAGCTTCAGAACTACAGGGCCGATATCCATAGCTAATTGCGAACCATGCTCGATCTGCACGGCAGCAAGAACCAAATCATAATAGCCAGCACGCCAGACGAAGCTGGTGGCACAGGCTTGACCATCGCGTTCCACCTCATCAGAGGCTTTCCATTTCAGAACAGCAACGCTCATCAGCGGGATGAGGACATGCGCGTTTCTTTGATAGAAGCCATTGGACGGCATTCCCACCAGCGCGTTCCAGATCGAAGCGTCAAGATCATCACGGTCTATTGCATCGCCATCAGCAATATCATCGAATAACTGGATAACTTCCCAAAGCGCAATCAGCCAATCAACGGCTTCATCCGAAAGGCAAAGTGCCTCCAAAAAGTTGCGCCGAAGCCAGTATTTAGGAGAGCAGTCTAGCGTCATTCAAAACCCCTGAAGGTGAGCCACCGGCTGCTCAGTAACGCTCGGTGGCTGAACCATAACACAGTCAATCTTCGAATTCAAATTCTCGCTCTTCCCATGCTTGACAAGAACGAAGGTCGTGGCAGATGAATTCAAACTTATGGCAATAGCCACGGAAGCCGGCCTCAACATCCCACTGATTCCAAGGGATGCGTTCCATCTTGGCCTGCGTCATGGTTGAGTTGTCGTAATATTCGCAGTTGGAGCAGCGGCGGCGACGGGCTTCTGCCTCATCGCACTGCATGGCCTTGCCAAGCGCAAGCCAATATTCAGGGTTTGCACCGCGCTCGTTGCTAGGCTTTTCAGGGCCTAACATCCAATCTTCGATCACGACCTGCGTGTTTTTCTTGTTCTGCGAGGCAGTGATGAACGGTTCGCTTTCGCGCAGACCAGCAAAGCCTTCGATCATGATCATGGGCTTTTTCATTATGCGATCTCCCTGCCAGATGCGCGAATGTTGATCGCCGCGCCAGTGCTGGCAATCGTTGAGATGAAATTGCCGTTTGCAAGAACCTGGCCGACCAATTCGGGGAAGGTATATGTCTCGGACGGCTGAAGCGTCTTGGTCTTGACGATCAGGTTGTCATTCCCGGCGCTGCCAGACAAAGCCACAAGGTTAACGCTGATCGTGCGTGCAACCGTGTCGTAATTGGTCGCAGTGAACTTGTCGATGATCGTGGTCACGTTCGTCGCGGTGTATTGCGTTGTCTGCGTGACCTCGGCTGTTTTAGCCGGAATCAAAACCTTTGTAAGCACAGCCATGTTAGACCTCCATTGAACTGATGTTATCGCTCACCGTCACAATTACAGACGGAGTTGCCGGATGCACGGCTGTTGCGGCTTCATACAATATCTGAACGGAAGTATCATCAACTTCCCACATAATCTCAATATAGTCGCCTGCGTTAAGCTGGACTAGATAATTCCATGCAGCCAATAATTCTGCGTTGTTACCCTGAAGGCGGACAAATCCAGTGCTGTCTGGAACATCGACACCATTCTTGCGAAGCCAAATCCAGACCAGCCCAACGCCGCCTGTGGTCTTGTCCAACTGCGCAGAGAATTGCACGTTATAAACATTAGGGCGATCTACATAGATGCGCGAAGTCGGAGATCCGATGTACACACCCTGAGAAAGATCGGTTGTGTTTATCGTCATGGCATAAGCGGTATTGATTGCCGCTGCTGTCTGCGTTGTCGTGTCGTAGAACGATCCAAAGCGCGGCGTGCGAAACTCTTTAGGTGGCGGCTGTTGCTGCAATGCAGTGATCTGGTCTTGAAGTGCAACTATATCGCTTTGCGTCGGCGCTTCAGGTGCGTAGGCCAGAAGTTGCACAAGGCTTTGCAGGGCTTCGACTTGGCTCAACGCTTCGTTCGCAGATGCACCAGCATTGCCAGCCGAGACGCTCACGTCATCAAGCGATACCGTATTAATGGTATCGACAATCTGAAACAGCTTTTCGAACTGCTTGATCTGCTCATGATCTTGAAGGAACGAGGCAAGCTGATCGCGTGTCAGATTAAGGCGGAACGGAGTGACCATTAGAAGGCCAATCCCTCGATCTGGGCTTCTAGCCTAGCAAAAGACATATGCGCGTCAGAATTGCCCTGAAAGCGTTGTATGCGCCAGTTACGCATCCATCCCTGCTGGAACCACACAAGACGCTTTGCACGCTGCCCCTGCTTGCCAGCCTTGATAAACTTTTGTTGGCTCCACGTCTGCCCATCAGTGGAATAAGACGTGTTGATTGTGGGATCGAGACCAAACGCAGCCGATCCAGTCAGGCCGACCAGTTCAAGATTTGTTATGATCGCGCCGCGCCCTTCATTGTACAGAATGGTCGTGGAAAATTCCCAGCGCACCTTTTGCCCATAGTGCGAGGAAATATCCTGCGTCATGTAACCGACGTTGTTGCTTGCCGGATCGCCAACAAGCCATTTGTCATAGCACCAGACCAGATTGCGTGCGCGATACTGGCTGTAATCCACAAGGCTGCTTGTCAGGATAAACCAAACGGGCTGCCCAAGATCTTGGCTTGCTGCCGCATCATAGACCAACGTCTTATTGGGCAGATGAACATATAGATGCTCATGCGACTTATCGTTTCGGGATTCCAGTTTCACGCTCGTTAATTGCGCTTCGGTATAATCCTGAAGCAGCATATCAATTTCTTGCGTGCTGATCTTCTGCGTTTGCGAATTCGCGCCAATGTAAATTCCAGGCGCTTCGTTGAACCCACTGCCGAGGAATGCGATGTTGTCCAAATAAACGCAACAGCCGTGGGTGCCAATGACGCCCTTTTCGATCTGTGCGCCCTCGATGCGCTGGAATGGAAATAGATCGCCACCAACGTTATCGAACACTTCGATAGTGTGCCGGTTCAGCGCATAGACTTCATTGCGCACTTTGAGCAATGCAACGACAGGATCGGGATCAGCTTCGGACGATCCGTATTTAAGCGGATTGACTGCCAGCGGGTTTCCGAGATCCGTGACAACCAGAAACTCGCCGTCCGTGGTCATCCAATAACCATCTACCCACACCGTGTCTAAGACAGTGCCGAGATCAGGGTCGGTGTTCTGCGATAGCGTTGAGGTTGCTGGATTCCAAAAGAACAGATTGCCGTTTGACGCGATGCCCAAAAGGTCGAAGTCGTAATCAAGCGTTACTAGATCACCATCATCGCCAACATCGCCAAGGATCGTGATCGTGCCAGTAGAACCGACAGTGACCAGTTTGGAACCCATCACCCGATAGCAAACACCGCGCCAATTGATGCCGCCGCGATCTGTGCCGGGGCCTGTTCCGTTAGCAACCAAGCCATCAGCGGGGCGCAGAAAACCTTCACTGATCCCGTTTGTTTTAGGGACAGGAATGAAGTTTACAGGATATGACGTGCGAAAGTCAGGTCCGCTATCCGTAAAGATACCGTTGATGATTGGAATCTGAACCATCTTATCTTATCCAATAATTCTTCGGCAAACGG